GTGGGAGCGGGCACGTGCCCCCGCACAGCCCGCGTTGTTTGTCTGCGCGCGCAGGGGGGGTCGTGCCCCCATACATACTTGCTAGGTCGGCGCCCAACGCGATGAGCTTATTAGTTTTGCCGCCCAATTCCTCCATAGGGGTACCAGCGTTTTTGAGCATGGAACCAAGCACCGAGGCAAACTGGTTATATTCGTTAGCCGAAATGCCGACTGAGGTGCTGGCGGCAGCTGCCCACATGTGCATCTGCTCAGCAGAGCCTTTGAACACGGAATCCACGGCACCGACAGACTGCTCTAGGTCGCCGGCTGCTGTTAGGGCCTCTTTGACTCCACCGAAGAGCGTGATACCGCCGAGCAATCCGCCACCTGCGACGAGTGCTCTTTTAAAGGTCGATGAGAAGAGGCTGCTTGAAGTTTTTGCGGCCTGTTGCGCCTCATGATCTGCTGATGCGAAGGCTCGTTTAAACCCGGCTTGAGCCTCGGGCGCTACACCTTCCACACCTTTTTTGAAGTGCTTGCCAATGCGGCTGAAGGCCCCGCCCGTTTTCTCTGCTTCATGACCGCCGGCTCGGACAGCCTCAGTGAGGGATTCTTGCGCAGATTTGAGTGACTGAGAATGCCCGCTAATCTCAGTCACAGATTTGCGGGAGACGTCTATGTATTTTTGCCGGGCGGATGTTACCCGATCTTCGGCTGCCTTGACGCCGGCAAGCGCTGTACTAGCAGATGCACGGGCGTTTGAGAGCGTACTTTCAGCGGCAGAAATTTGCGCCTGAGTGGCAGAGCCGGAAGAGCGCAGAGAATTAAGTTTAGCTTCGGCAGCTTGTACAGCTGTGAGCTTGGCAGCGTGTTTTTCCTGAGCGGCAGTGAGACGAAGCTCAGCCTGTTCAATGCTGGACGCGGCGGCGGGACGG